GCCTATGACGCCTGCCGCTCGGGCCGATAAGGAGATCGCCATGACCCACCAACCCCACATCGCCACCCGCCCCTGTCTCGTCCCACCGCTCAAAACCGAGACCGAGCGCGCCGAGCTGGAGCGCCTGACCCGGATCGCCGCGCCATTGATGGAGTCGATCCCGAGCTCGCTCGAGTACCGTTTGGAGGCCCTGCTGCTCAAGGCCGCGGAAATCTACGCCGACCGCGCCACGAGGGACTTCCAATGATCGCTCACAGCGAGACCTTGAGCCGCCCGCTCTACACCGAGCCGTTCCGCGAAATGGACCCCGCGCGCGTGCCCAAGCCCGCCCGGCATCCGCTACCAGCCGCGACACGATCCACTGATCGGCATGTTTGACACGAGCCGCCCGCTGGCCACGCGCACGGCGGATAAGCCGCGGCCAGGCACAAGCCACGCCTACGCAACCCCGGCGCAGATCGCGCAAGCCGCCGAGGCGCGCAAGGCGATACCGCGGCCGATCAAGCCGCATTCGATCGGAAGCCGCTGTATCGCTGCGTTGCGCGAGGCCGGCGAGAAATGGACAACGACCGCAGAGCTGGTGGACCTGGTGAACAAGCATCGTCCCGATCACTGCGCGGTTGCGACGCTCACCAACATCTATACCGCGCTCAAGGCTCCCCGGAAACGCGGCATGATCGAGACGCGCCCGTCCGAAACCGTCAACCAAGGCATTGAATTGAGGATCGCGAAATGAACGAATTCCCGATGATTGTTGTGCTCATGATTTTAATCGCGACCCTGGTCGGTCTCATTATGGTCTTGACCGATCGCGAAATGGACCGTGAATTCCCGCCGATTACGCGCAAGCGCGAGAAGGCGCGCATGATGTCCGAGGAGTATCGTCATGGACGTTGACCACCTGATTCAGTACCTCGACACCGATCTGTCGATGGCGACCCTGCGCGAAATGGATCGCATCGACCTGTATCGTCTGCGCGAACTGCTGCACCACTGGCACGAACTCGCAGACCGCACCTATCGCGAGCGCCGCGCGATGTCGATCGAGGAGGAGTCCGAATGAGTAAGACGACATACTACGCCGGCACGGTCGGCGAATTGCGCGCGATCCTCAACGGCGTGCCGGATGAGGTCCGCGTCGTCCGGCGGTTCGTCGGCGACAATGAGCCGCAGATGTCCGATTTACTGGCTCCGGTTACCGTGGAACTGAAGTGGGCCGGAAAGCCAAGCGACGCGCACTTGGTGCGAATCGGCGGGGATTGCGACAAGTGAGCATCTACCGCGAGGCCGCCCCGGAAGAGGCCCGCAATGCCAGAGACCGCGCATACAGCGAGGCCATGCGCGAGATCAAAGCCGGGCGCCTCACCTACCCGCGAGCCGTGTGCCGGCTGCGGCTGCAGTACGGCAGGGCGTGGAGGGAATTGGAAGAGCCCGCGTATGAGTGGAAACGCGAGCACGACATGAGGCATTACCGATATTCAAAAGAGGCATTGGCATGAAGATCGAAATCGAAATTGAAATACCGCAAGAGATGATGGAAGCCGAGCTACTGCGCGCATCGAAAGGACTTATCGCGACAGAATCGTGGTCTCCTGGGAAGTTGGTCGGCGATATGGCATGTGAACTGAGACGAGAGATGCGCAACCAGATCAGTGCGCAAATCCAGGCACTCGATCTGACTGCCGAAATCAAGACCATACTCGCCGAGCACGCAATCCCGAGAATCCGCGATGCCGTCAAGCGCGAACTCGCCGCAGAGGCTAAGCGCGCCGTCAAGGCAGCAATGGACGAGCGCAAATGAGCTTGGCAGGTGCACAGGCGCGCTTGGCGTGAATTGGAAGCCCCGGTATACCAGTGGAAGCGTGAACACGATAAGAGGCATTACCGCTATGTACCTGAGTCCGCATAACCGCCAGGCGGCCGCCCATCAGCGCGAAATCGACTTGCGCGACGTGCGCGAGATGGCGCGCGACCTGTTCGCAGCCGACGCGCTCAATGCGCTTGAAATCGCTGCAGAATCATTGCGCGAGGCGATCCCGAGCGCGCTTGAATGCCGCCTTGAAAAGCTCTTGATCGACGCGAGCGACATGATCGCAGACCAGCGCATTAAACAATTGGAGAGGATGCAATGATCGACCACATCAGCCAGCTGCAACAGCAATACGCATCGGCCGTCATCGCCGCCGAGAAGTTGCGCGAAGCCGCATTTGAGACGCCCGAGCCCGGCATCGTCGAGGCGTACTTCGAAGCCGCCCGCTCGCGCGACGAAAGCCGCGCTGAATTGCAAAAAGCGCTCTGGTTCGCGCAGGGTGTCGCGGCATGAGCGACATGGTTGCATTGATGCGGATGCGCGCCGCAGAGGATGACGACGCCGAGGCGTTACTTGACCATGCCGCGGACTCGCACAACGGTGACGAGTTCGAGCACGTCGAGCCCGCCGCAGAGCTTTGCACCCTGCTCGACGGCATGGACGACCTGATGATCACCTATGCCGACCAACGCATGATCGACGATCCGGTGTGGGCGCAGATGAAGGCCCATCGGCAGGCTCTTTTGGAGATGATCTGATGAATGAACAAGCACCATCCCCCCTCGACATGGCCGCCTATGCGCTCACGCAGGCCAAAGCCGCCGAGGACGCGGCCCGCGAGCATCGGCTTGCGTGCGAGAACACGCTGATTGAGCTGGTCGGCGTGAAGGAAGAAGGCACGAAGTCCGCCAAGACCGCCTTTTACAAGGTGAGCACGGTCGGCAGTCTCACCCGCTCGCTGGTTCCGAATTGGCGCGAGTTGTTCGACGACGACGCGATCGATGCGGAGAGTTTCAGCGCCGTGCTGAAGATGGAGCCGAAGCTGTCCGTGAGCGGATTGAAACAGGTCGCCACGGCGAACCCCGAGGCGTATCGGGCGATTGCTCGGGCGATTGTGAGCAAACCGGCGAAGGTCGCCGTGAAGGTTGAACTCATCGAAGCGAAACAGGAGGCGGCGTAATGGCGATTTCACTCGGAAGTATTCAGAAAGGCGGAACGCGAAAGCCGCCGATTACCGTGATTCACGGATCTCCTGGCATCGGCAAGACAACGCTTGGAGCGGCTGCGCCAAGTCCGGTCTTTATCCGTACCGAGGACGGTATGGGAACGCTCACCTGCGATGCTTTTCCTGTTGCAGAGACATTTCAGGACGTACTCGATGCACTGACGGCATTGTTCTCTGACCCAAAGCACGGCTATCAGACCGTCGTCATCGACAGCTTGTCGGCCCTGGAGCCATTGATTTGGAAGCGCGTAGCTCAGGACAACAATAAACAGAACGTTGAGGATCTCGGGTTTGGGAAAGGCTACGTCATGGCACTGGACTACTGGTCTCAATTCTTGTCCGGTGTTATCGCGTTGCGCGATCAGCAGAACATCCTTCCGATCATGCTTGCGCACAGCGAGGTTACACGCTACGACTCGCCAACGAGTGAGCCTTTTGATCGCTACCTGATTCGGCTTCACAAGCGCGCGTTTGCGCTGATTTATGAACGTGCCGACATTATCGGATTTGCCAACTGGCAAACCATGATCGTCAAGGATGATGTCGGCTTCAACAAGAAACAGGCCAGAGGCATCGGCACCGGCGAGCGGTTGCTTCACTTGATCGAGAGACCCGCTTACATCGCCAAGAACCGCTACGGGATGCCGGAGACGATTCCGCTCTCGTGGCAATCCTTCAGCGACGCACTGAGCGCCGCATTCCCTCAACCAGAAGCACAACCAACAAAGCCCGCGAAAACCGCGGCAGGAGAATGACATTGGCTTTCCTAGGCGGAACGTTTGACGCAGCAACCATCCAACCCGGCGGCGCAATGGAAGTCATCCCCGCGGGTGACTACCGCGTGATGATCGTGGACAGCAGCATGGACCCGAGCAAGAGCGGCGGGCAATTCCTCAAACTCACGTTGCAGGTGATCGACGGACCGCATGCCGGCGTGACGCTGTTCGACCGTCTTAACCTCGTGAACAGCAACCCCAAGGCGGTCGAGATCGCGCAGCGCACCTTGTCCGCCATCTGCCACGCCGTCGGCGTGTTGCAGGTGCAGGACTCGGCGCAGCTTCACAACCGCCCGATGTCGGCGCGGGTGGCCTATGTCGAGGGAGGCACCCGACCCGACGGCAACGGCGGGTTCTACGGCCCGAGCAACGAACTGAAGGGCTACCGTCCCGTCTCGCAGCAGGCTCAGACGCAGGCCGCACCGTCTCAGGCTGCGCCTGCTCAACAGCAGGCACCGACGCAGGCACCCGCTGCGGCTGCCCAGGCCGCGCCCGCGGGTACCCCGCCTTGGATGACCAAGGCTGCCTAGAGTCCCCAGTCTCGAGCCCGCGAGGGCTCGGGAGTGGGTCTTAGGACCGAACTCAGGACAGGAACACCAATGGCACCGATTCCGAAAACCATCCCGGACCCAACGCTCGCAGCCGTTGACGCAGCGATCGAGACCGCGGAGAACGCGCAAGCCTCGCGCCCGTATCTCGGCATGAGCGCGCTCGGGCAAGAGTGCTCGCGTGCGCTGTTCTATGGGTTCCGGTGGGCCACGGCCAAGGCGTTCGACGCCGTGACGATCCGGCGCTTCCAGGATGGGCACCGATCCGAGGCCATCATGATCGATCGGCTTCGCGCGGTTCCATGCGTGACCCTTTGGACGGAAGATCCGAGCGGAAACGGTAAACAGATCGGGTGCGTTGACCTTGGCGGGCATCTGCGCGGCCATCTGGACGGGATCATTCAAGGGCTGATTCAGGCCCCCGTCACGCCTTGCGTTTGGGAGCACAAGTGCGTGAACGAAAAGAAGCAGGCGAAGCTCGTCTCTCTCAAAGCCGAGAAGGGCGAGAAGCAGGCCCTCGCCGAGTGGGATGCGACATACCACGCACAGGCCCAGCTTTACATGCATTACCAGGGACTCACCCGGCACTACCTCACGGTGGATTCCCCCGGCAGTCGCACGACCGTGAGCTGTCGCACCGAGGCGGATCCCGTGACCGCGCTCAAACTCATCGAAAAAGCCCGCCGCATCATCACCGCAGCCGAGCCACCGGCGCGGATCTCGGAGCGTCCGGACTGGTGGTCCTGTTCATTCTGTGACCACAAAGAGACT